AATCTACCTCGTAAGCAAGGTTTTCATTTTCAGCAACGAAAGTAACCGAGTATTTTGACCCGTCAGCCTTCGCAGTTCCAGACCCTTCAGTCACGGCAGTCAATTGAGCCTTTGGAAAATACCAATATTTACCGTTTGCGTCACCAACTACAAGTGCAAGGTCGCGTTGACCTTCGCCCAAGATTTTGATAGCTTTTGACTTTGCAGCTTCGCGTCTGTGGAAAATCAAAGTAACCGTTTGCGTATAGAAAGACGAACCATTTACCAAGTCAATAGCCGCTTCTTCCGTGTACATTCCCGTATTTCTACGGAATTCAAACGGAACGAATGGGTCAACAAGCGTACCGAAGTCGTCAACAACATAGTTAGTTACTGAAATAGGACCAGTGATATTGTCCATATCATTAATTAGAATCGAAACTATACCTCCGATATTAGAATCGCAGGATTTTAAAATTGAGGTGAGTGTTGTACAAGACATATTATTTAGTATTTAAAGTTTAAAAAAAAGGGGGGCGGTTAAACCCCCCGAACTATCTAAATAATTTTAGCAGTATTGAGCACCACCGTACCAAACAACTTGTGTCGTGTTCACAACATAGAAGCCTGCTTTGAAGTCAGCACGCGCACCGATTCTGCGGTCCAAAGTAGTGCGTGAGAAGTCAACAATTTGTAAGTTGTCTTGGTCACCTTCAGCATCCAAAGCGTAGATGAAGTTCGTGTAATCAGACAAAATGATTGTAGATGCAGGAAGACCATACTCAACAACAACTGGGATATCCAAGTAAGTCAATGCCAAACCTTCAGTTACGTTCGTGATTGTGTTTGTCGAAGCAGTAGCGATTCGGTAGTTAGCAGCAACGTCAGGTGATACCTTGAATTGCATATTAGCAGGGTTCACCAACATTTCGTTAGTTGCAGCCGCTAAAGTTGCGCCCATCTTTGCAAGTACGTTAGATGAAGTAATAGCAGCGTAAGTTCCTGCAGGTGTAATGTAGTCGTCAGCAGTACACAAACGCAATAACCAACCGTCACACAAAGCCAATGCAGGCGTAGTGCTTGCCGTGTCACCTCTCCACATCAATTGTGCAAGTTCTTGGTGACCTTTCTTCGCCATTTGTGACCAAAAGAAATTCATAAAAGATGCAACTGAAAAATCAGAGTTAGAACCTTTCGCCATTTCCAACGCCAACCAAGACTGCTCCAAGTCGTACTGACAAACAGATGCTTGTGAAGTCAACGCACATACGTCAATTTCTACTGCTGAAACTTCACCGTCTTTTGCGTTAAAGTCACAACCTGCTTCAGCAAGAACTGAATCAAATACAACCGTTGCAATTTTAGTTTTGTTTTTAATACCCGGAAGAACTCGGTAGTTTGTAACTGCGTTTTCCATTCCGTAAAGTAGTGAATAGTATTCACTTGGGTTTGCTTGAAGTAACGCGCTCGCGTCTACTGTCAAATCGAATTTGTACTTTTTAGCCATCTTTATTTTTTTAAGAAGTTAACTACGTTTGTGAATTTTTGTGCCGCGCTCATTTTAATTTCCTCAACGGGTGCGACTTCCTCCGTATCAGTTAATTCATTCTTTAGGTCTGCGATAACTTGCAAGATTTCGCTAACTCGCTGCTCTAAAACAGGGTTAACGATTGCGAGAATAGCTTCCGCGTCCGCTGCAGGGTCAATAGCCGCATCAACTTCTTCGACAATTGTCTCTTCTTCGACAACTGTTTCTTCGCTTGATGCCTCCATTTCCACCTCGTTAGATGCTTCAACTTCCATCGCTACCTCTTCGGCTTGTGGCTCTTGAACTTCAACAACTACACCATCTTTAATAACGATGATTGTTCCGTCCTCAAGCGTGTGTTTTCCGTCTGGTAACATATTACTTGTATTTATTTGGTTGCTTAATTTAAGACCTAAAAAGCCTTCAATAGAAAAGCCTACTTGACCCGCTTCGACTAACTTATTGTAGTAGTCCGTATCTGTGATTTGAGCCGTCACCATTAAAGTCCCTTTAGGAACTGAAATTCCAAACGTGCTTTTTGCCTTGTCCGCTTCGGGGTTGTCAACAAGCCACGCTTCGAGAATGTAGGCAGGTACAATTTGGTCGCCTTCGTGTTCCAAGTTAAACAAGTTGCGGTTGTTTAAGTT